GAAAGACGGATAGAGTAGAGTGATAGAGTAGAGTGATAGAGTAGAGTGATAGAGTGACGGGGTGGGTGGGTGGGACAGCAACGGATCGACGGAACGAGGGATAGAGTAGAGTAGAGCAAAAAAAGAGTGGCACGATGGCCACTCTCTCTTTTCCTGCTTAGTCTAAGAAAAACAACCTATCTGTATTTCCCCTTGCTTGTGTTTCCAAGACTTCGTGCCTTCGATTTCTTTCTTATAGTGAGCAATGATCGTAACACCATCTTGACTATAACCAAGTCCTATCAGATCTGCCTTATCGCTAATCTCCTCGATGCTGATTGGCTCATGGCCTGTTTGAAGTAAGTCGAAGTAAGCATCAATAACTAAGTTGATCTGTGCAGGTAAAATCATTCCTTTCTGCACTGTATCAAACATTAATTTTCGAGCTGCTTTCCCACCCCGTGAAGCTGTCGCTGGGCGAACTGGAATGGATACTTTTTCTACTTGTGCTTTTGCTGAATTTGCCATAATTGGCTCCTTTCTTCTTTCTAGTGAATTAAGCTAATTTATATTAGCAAAGATATGGTACTACTAATTTATGTGGAAAGTAAAGGACTTTATTAACCAAATAAAAAGTTCTTTTATCGCTTCGCTCCGGTGGCTTTCCGTCTGTCAATCTGTCTGGGGTGGGTGGGTGGGCAGGACAGCGACGGAGCGAAAGACGGATAGAGTAGAGTAGAGTGATAGAGTAGAGTAGAGCTATCCCTCGATCAAGTGCCCCTCGACCGTCTTTGGTAATCGCTTCGCGATCAAGTCGCTCAGTCTATCGATCAGCTGATCCTTGCTCAGTCCGTCTATCTTTGCGGTTAAGATCTCCCGCCGATCAATATAAAGCCCCCCGGCCTTCCCCCGGTGGATCTCGGCCGTGATGGCTGCGCTAATCTGCCCCTGGTCCCTCGCCTCCTCCCTCAAATCATGTAGCGAGGACAAGTGGGTCTCCATAGAGATCTTCTCTCTTTCCTCCTCCTTGATTTGCTGGTTAATCAGATAGTTTCGTATCAAAGGGTTGTGGTTGAGTAAGACACTCCCCTGTCTCTTGGCTGCATTCCTGTTACGAGTGTAACCGGCTTTAACCGCAGCTTCAGTGGCGTTCTGTCCCTTTATGTACTCCCGAACAAACTTCTTTTGTTTCGGATTCAGTTCTTGCCACCTCTTACCATCAGGGTCAAGGTATCCATTTCCATCGTCAGCAGGTTGCATTTGAGTATATTGTAGTTCTTTCATATCGGTTTCCGAGGCTCCAGTGGGTGCTATAGTTATATCTCAGAACTAATATGATATATGAAAAAGAAGAACTTTCCTCCTGTCCTCATATAAAATCTTTGTTACAGAACTAATATCTAATAAATATCTATTAGTTTCACTTTTTCCAACAACCCACTGTCCTAGACACCTGCAGCTCGATTCTATTACTTCTATTACTTCTATTACTAATTCTGTCTTTTTTTTTCAAAAAACTTTTTTATTTTCCACAGAACAATAGTAATAATCTAATACTCTTATTTTGGGCAAAAAAAGGGGCCTTTCGGCCCCCGATCCTTTCTACTTGGTGGTTAGTCGTAGCCAATTTCCCTTAATTGCCAATCACGGTGCGTGGCGTGAGGAGCTATGGGTGCATGATCGTCGAAGTCATCTTTGGAAAGATCACTACAATTATCTCCATCTTTCACCATAAAGTAGTAGTACTCTGTTTCCCCCCACCTCTGAGATTTAATCAAAAAGGTCAGGTCAAAGTAGTCAAGCCGTGTGTTATTTTGTAGCCATTCGGGAAAGGTCATATACTCTTCAGTATCGCTACCTTTATAAAACTGATCATATAGTGCTTGGTATGCATAAGCCCAGGATATGTTATGTCGTGCATCCTTTGATCGTTGTATAATGGCGTTGGTATATTGGTGAGGTCTTTTCCCCTCAGCTAATTCATCCAACAAGGGTTCTTGTTCTGGTGTAACTGAAAATACACTCATATTCTTACCTTTTAGTGACAGTGCGAAGTTGCACTCTAATAGCTACTCCGAAGAATAGCTATTAAGTGAAACTTCGGTGGCTACGGGTACTGTGACATCCTTACGGTAATCTGATCAAGCAGCTCACATAGTCTAACAGTATCCTCTGAGTCTGCTAGTTTACCTTCAAAACGATCTTGGTTTATTAACGCTGCTAAGATTTGTGCTGCTAGTAATTTCTCACTCATACTCACAGTGGAGCACAATACAGTCCTCTTTCGTAACACGTCTTTATTTAACATATCTTTCTCCTTTCTTTATAGCTATTAAGTGAAACTTCGGTGGCTACGGGTACTTTCTCACTCTGCATCGGCCCAGAATTGTTTTAAGTTCGTAATGAAGGAACATCAGTGTAATTTTCTTTTTCCTGTTTTCCTTCATTGGGCCCAGTTCTTTGTCTGCAAAACGTATGGTTTTTACTGTACTTGCGTATCCTTGGTTATACTGAAGACTGCGATCGTTGTCCCAGGCATACAGGTCCAGCCATTGGTTCCTTCCCGCAAGAATGCGGCCTTCTTCATAATCTAAAACTGCGGCCTTTCGACCTTTATCAATATCATCCATATCTTTCTCCTTTTTTAGTGATTGCACTCTAATAGCTACTCCGAAGAATAGCTATTAAGTACCTCCTCTAGTCTATATACGCCATCTAGTCACTGTATAAGAAGTGCAGCCTTCGTATGGGTAAATATCAAACTTATACTGCATCTCACCCCAATCAAAATACTCTTTAAGTTCTTCAATGTTTGTGGTAAGGGGTTTGTAGAAAAAAGTGCATGTAGAAAAGCCATCAAAATGGTGGCAGTCTAATCCATTGATTCGAGGGTCTTTGGCAACTGTCTCCTCAAAGAATTCTCGGGGGCCGGTGACAACACATGAAGGAAACTCTCCCATATTGAGATTAGCTTGTTTCTCTGCTATAGTCGTTTCTTCCCAATTTGAGGGAATTCCATACTTTTCATATTCCTCAGGGTTCTCTTTCTTGTAGTCTGCTTGGTAAGTTAAATCCCAAAAATCGTCGTCTAAATAATAGTCAAGCAATTCTTGTCCCTCTAGGGACAATTGTTTAGCCTCGTCTCGTCGTTTATACTCACTCATAATATTTCCTTTTTCGGTTTCAGTGCGAAGTTGCACTCTAATAACCACTCGGTGGAATGGTTATTAAGTGTCCCCTCTATATAATCTTTTTTAGGTATGCGTGACAATGTGTATCGTACAAAAGTCCCGTTACCTTAGTCGACTTTGTTAATGGGTGCTGGTAAATACAGATAATCGGTGTTCCTGGTTCAGCTTCTTGGGTGGGGGATAATTGTGTCAGAGGCCGTCGCTTGGATTGCGGGAACCAGGTCCGAGGCGTCGCTGCTGCTGATACCACTTTTCCAAATCCCCAGTGGTCTATGTCATCATCCTCCAGGTCGGTCAACTCAGTGCAAGCGGTTTCGAACCCCCCGTTTTCGTTACGAATCAAAACGTCTATCAGCTTAGTCGTAACCGGTAATGTAATCTTACTTTCCCATTCGCTGATTTCTGTTAAAGTTAAATCAAAGTCTTTGTTTATCATATCTTTTCCTTTCTTTGGGTTAAAAAATCTACGGGTAAAGCTACCCGTATTTAGTAGTATAACCGCCCACTAACCGGAAAGTAAAGGAGCTAAAAAAGAGCAGGGTAGAAAAAAGGGGCCTTTCGGCCCCTCGTCTCTGTTATTGCAAGAAGTTATTTTCTTACAATTATCACTCCCTGGGAAGTGTAGCTATTGTAGTATTTCTTTAGCTGTTTCCCACATACTTTTTCGATTGCTTTCATCAGGGTGGTAGAGTTACCGTCCCAAGTGTCTACAATTTTCCCAAGCGCCTCGGCGCACTGTTCAGTGGTTTCGTAGTGATAACCTTGGGGAAACTCGAAGGTGAGTGGAATGCGGTAGTTATTTTCACAAGTAAACTCGGCAAACACACTCCCATCTTGTAGGTCTTCCATGAGCACTTTCCTGTGCTCGGGAAAATCTTTTTTAACATATTCTCTAGTCATATCTCACTCCTCCGGAAATTCAATGTTTTCAACGAGTCCGTTTATGAACCATCTAGATATTTCGTAGTTCACAACTTCGAAGAAATCGTATATGTCAAACTTGTACGTCATTTCGTTACCTTTGGGGTCAGTGTATACGAAGGTGTATACGCTGAGCTGTCCAAAAGTAAATCCCTGTACTTCACTGATTCGGGGGTCTTTGGCAACAAACTCAAAGAATTCCTCATACTCAGTCATTTCCCCTGCATTAAGTCTTTCGACTCTTTCGTTTCTAGGTTTTTCTACCTGTGTGGCTAAATAACCGTCACCCTCATACATTTTGCGGTAGGCCAAATCCCAGAAGTTGTCGTCTAAGTAATAGTCGAGTAACTCTTGCCCGTCTAATAGCAAGTCTGGGGCTAGGTTTGCTCTCAGTTCTGCGACCTTTTGCAGATACCCTTCCTTATAACTGTCAGAATAATGTGCGGTATTTTTCAACTGGTTTTTAATAGACTTATCGCTTCGGTCCACGTCTAACCATCGCCCCCCCAGTTCCTTATCCCACTCATAATCTCCAGTGGCGTCATTGTAGCCTTTATCGTAATCAGCCATATCTTTACCTTTTTAGTGACAGTGCGAAGTTGCACTCTAATAGCTACTCCGAGGAATAGCTATTAAGTGGATCCTCTAGTCTACCATATACGCCATCTAGTCACTTCATAGGAAATGCAGCCTTCGATGGGGTAAACATCAAACTTGTACTGCCATAATGGGCTCGTTTCTTTGTTTTCTGTATAGAAAAAAGTGTATATTGCAAAGTATTGAAAATGGTGGTAGTCTAATTCACTAATTCGGGGGTCTGTGGCAACAAACTCTTCCAAGAACTCGCAATCTATCTCGCCCAAATTGAGATTAGATTGTTTCTCCGCTATAACCGTTTCTTCCAAAAATGCGGGAACTCCAGACTTTTCATATTCTTTAGGGTTCTCTTTCTTGAGGTCTGCACGGTAATCCAAATCCCAAAAATCGTCGTCTAAATAATAGTCAAGCAATTCTTGTCCATCTAGATATACTCGTTTAGCCACTATTTCATCATAAGTCATACTCATACTATTTCCTTTTTCAGTATCAGTGCGAAGTTGCACTCTAATAGCTACTCCGAGGAATAGCTATTAAGTGGATCCTCTAGTCAATCTTTACTAGGTAAATCCAGCCGTTCCCATCGCGTTTTTCAGCGGTAACTCGAGTGCTACCGTTATTCGGGTCGTGGTAAAAGTAAATCAACCAATACCCTGGTTCGCCATAATTGTTATCTTCAGACCAAACGGTCGCAGGAATCGTTTCGCTAGGCTTTTTCCAAAAGTTGTTGTCAAAGGGTACTCCGTAAATATTGATATCCTTCTCGAGTTCTTTATTCTCTAACGCTAAAATCTTATTACCTAAATCGGCATTATGATCGCGTATTTCTTGATCCCAGTCTCGGTAGGCTTCTTTCCGGTTCTTTGTTTGACAATAGATCTTAGCTAAATCGGTACTTAATTCTACTTGTCGTAGAACTCCGGTATTCGCTAAAGTGTTTAACGAAATATCTTTTAATAACATCATTCTTTCTCCCTTTCTATGGTTTAAAAATCTACGGGTAAAGCTACCCGTATTTAATAGTATAACTGCCCACTAGCGGGAAAGTAAAGGAGCTAAAAAAGAACCCCCGACCAAAAAGGGGTCTTTGGCCGGGGGTTAGTCCCGAGATTCAAGTAGTGTCAAAAGGAAGGTGGGGGAACACTACTTGATCTCTGTTGCTCGGGCAACAGTCACTTTACCCCCGCTAAACTCTCCAAGAAACAGCTTCATCTTCTGGGTCGTCTACGCTAGTATCAGCGGTAACGATTTCAGTTTCTGGGCCGTAAGTATCTTCTCGGGTTTCTTTCAAAAAACTGAAGGCTTCAACAAACTCTTTCTTTAGCTCTGGGTAGTAAGCCTCCATTTCTTCTAGTCCATACTCTGCCATAAATTTAGCAAAGGCGATAGTCCGTTGGAGACTTATTTCTCGCAGCTCGGGTAGAGTGTTTGCTAGGCACTCTTTACGGTGCGGGTGTATGTCACCATACGTTCTAGCTAGTGAGACTATTTCTGGGAAGTCTTTTAAGAACTCCTCAGTAGAGCTGCTTTCAAAAGTCATTAAGTAGCTATGTGCTTCTTTCATTACTTTTTCTATAGCATGCGCTAAATCGTCGGGCAATTTATAGGGTGAGTTGTCGCTCTTTCTTAACCACGCTAAGTAAGCGTGATAGCTTAGGTCGTGTTCTGTCATTGTGGTATTCTCCTTTCTACAATGTTGGTTAGGGTTTGGCGTAAATCTAAAAGTTTCGTATGTATGTGTGAAATCTCGACACGTACATTGGGATCCTTTAGTTCACGATTAAAATCCTTCTCGAATGTTTCAAGAAGGTCTTTAATAGGTTTGAGATTATTTTCCATAGTGTCCAATAATCCTGTCGTTATGGTCTAATTCCGCTGCCCTTATTTCAAATAACTCATCTACAATTTTATCATACTCCAAATGAGTAAGGTTAGTCGGCTGTATTATTTCATATTCTTCGGATACCCCAAAGGTGGGTTCCGCTGGCCAGTAGCGATACTCTACTTCAATAGAGTGGGCCTCTAGCTTTCGGGTTGGCATTCTTCTTCCCCTTCATTAGTGATCTTCGCAGCTAAGTTCCAAGTCATAAATGCTACAGTGTAGTAATAAAGTCGTTCTTCTGGCCTCTGGAATTGGATCCAGTCTTCCACATATTTCCAATTTGGTGGGGTTAAAAATAATTTTTGTTCTTCTATCTTCATCTCTTTCTTCCTTTCTAGGGTTAGCTTATTCTCCATACACGAACTCTACCGTCTTTAAGTGTACGAGTTGTGCATTTCCTATCTCGTACTTGCATTCGTATAAATATATTATGACTCTCATTTCTATTGGAGACCGTTGTTGAATCACCTATCTCCATATCATCAGTGTAGGCCCATTTACTAGCCTTGCTAAAAGGAGAATTTTGGTGTACTGGTATTGGTATTTTCTTATCTACTTGGTACTTAGTCATATTCTTTCTTCCTTTCTAGGGTTAGCTTATTCGCCATGCACGAACATTGCCGTCTTCGAGTGTGCGGGTTTTGCATTTCCAACCTCGCACTTGCATTCGCTTAAATACGATAGTGCTTTCTTTTCTATTGGAAACTAATGTTGAATCACCTATTTCCATGACATCAATGTAGGCCCACTTACTTACCCTAGTAGTGGGCATAGTTTTTGGTGGTATCGGTAGATTCTTGTCTATTTGGTAATTAGTCATATTCTTTATCCCTTTTTGGTGAATTAAGTCGCGTTAAAAACCCGCTAACTATTAATAGTATAAACCCCCACTAACGGGAAAGTAAAGGAGCTAAAAAGGAGCACTCTCCCTACTCTAGGTATTGTAACTACCTGTAGTATTTGCTTCCTACAGCAACGTTATTGTTACCTGTAGTACTCTTTTCGACGCTTTTTGTAGCTTCGCGTCCTATAGCTGTATTATGAGTTCCTGTAGTTATTCCCAACTATCCCGAGCGATTAGATTAGGCGTCTTGAATTCTATCGATTCATCGCAGACATGAAATCCGCTGACTCGCCGTGGCGTTGATTGATTGTTTTCTATTACATCAACCCAGACATCGTTTTCTAATGCTTCATTGGTCATTAAATTGACCATCGATTTTAAATCATTCCAAGTAAAAGAATGTACTGCTTTGATTGGCCATACTTTATGCTTCATTTATTTTCCTTAACTGTGGGTGTGTCCGTTTGTTTCTATTCCTAGCCACATGTTGCACCACAAAACTATCGCACAATCCATTCCAATCCCCGATTGTACAGTCCGTCTAAATTGTAGATAGGTCATATCCTGGTTAGCTTGTTGCCATTTTCTCAATAAGGACAGCTGTTGTTTCTTATTCATTTTATACATGTTAATAGCCCATGTTTCGAATACGTGTTGGCACCACGACACTACTGTTACAAGTGTCACAACAACGGCCAGCTGTTACAGGTTCTGCATTGTGACCCTGAGTCCAGTAAACTTCCTTCGTTACTGGGTCTCTCTTTGGCTCAATATAGCCCTCACATATGCTGCATTTAACTTCGTCTATTTTAGTAATGCCAACCATTTTGGTTCTCCATTTTAATAAAAAAAGGGGCCTTTCGGCCCCCGTTCACTAGACTAGAGTAATGTACTCTTCGTCTATAAGACGTTGCTTGTAACAAGCAACTATGCGTCTCATTTGCTTTTCTGGGTTCTTGGTGTGAGGCATGGCCAGATGGCCTTCTTTCACACACAAGCGCACCAAACTAAGGAGATCAAAGTTTTTCTTATCAAAAGACTTATCCTCCATATCTTGGATCCCACAAATCATACCTACTAACTGTGGGGTTTGTGGCCGAGTCTCACCGGCCTTTTTCCCAGTATAAGCAAAGCTTTGGGCTACTCGCCCTCGCGTTGTTTTCACTGGAGCTGGGATTGTGACGGTTGCTGCTAACGTCACTTTTTTCTCAGTCGCTGAAGGTTTTACCTTCGTTGCTGCTCTAGCCATAGTTCTTTCTCCTTTCTGGCTGTGGGTTTATTCTACTTTCTTTTTCACTGCTAAAAAACTAGCAAGTACTACTACTTTACTATACGACTAGGTCGAAAGTAAAGGACTATTTAGAGGATTACTCTGTCCTCCAAACTCTTACACCGCTCACCTCTTTTTCCAATACTACCCGAGCTGTGAACTTCCACGGTGGGTTTTGCTTTGCCGCAAAGGTGCGAGTCGATTGGTCAAGACGTTGTTTTAACCGCTTAACTGAATCACTTTCGTCATCTACCCCGAAAAACAAACTGTTGCTTGGCTTAAATTTAAGCCAAGGATATTTTCGGGTGCGGGTGTCAGCGGGTATTGGTACATCGGTATCCAATACCAAGTCATCAAAATCATCCATTTTAATTCTCCTGGATTTCTTTCATGCGTTTACGAATAGGCTTAGCCCATTCTTCAATAATCTCATCACTAGTTCGGCTTCCTCCGATTGAATCAAGAACTTTGTGAGAAAATCCACAGTCTTGATCGTACATCTTCAGAGCTAACATTTCTGATAAGCGTTCAGAAGACAGGCTCCCCTCCATACCTTGGAGGGTTGCCCATACTTCACTTGCAAAATCCGAGTCTATGACCAGGAAGTTGTGTAGTCTTTCAATTTTCCCCATAGCTATGCTGCTTTAGCATAGTCAAGGGCCAGTCGGTACGCTTTTTCTTTACGCTTGGAGCCTTCGCCGATTAGCGAGTTGTAAACTTTATTCTCGCCAGCTCGCACATGGTCTTCCACGTAAGTAACTGCGTTTAATGCACCCCACCAAGTCCCGTGCGATGATTTCAACAAAGCTCCGGGTGCTCTTTCGAGGGCATCTACTGCAGTTCGCGTTATGCGGTTAAACTCGTCAATTAACGGGCCTTCTTCACCTACCTTTCGGCCTTCGGCCTTGAGTTGTGCATTCTTAATGCGTTCCTCAATAACAGCGGGTTGGTAAATACGGCCAATATATTCCAGAGTGTTCGCATGGGTTGCTTTTTTCTTGGATAGGAACTCCGCAGACTCTTTAAAAGCAGCACTGGTTTCGTTTGCTAATCCAAGAGCTACCGCCGCTTCATTAGCCATATCAGCATTAAACTCTTTAATATGGCTCATCCTAAAGTGAGCTGCCCCACTAGAGAATGCAAGTTGTAGGGTATTGTTACAAACCACTCTTACAACGGTGTAGCGTGCAGTTAAAGCGTGTCCCGCTTCGTGGGGTTGATTTAGCAATAAATACCCTCCGCAGGTGTCCTCACCTGGAAGATCAAAGGTATCTTTTAATTTTGCTAACGCCCAGATGTTTTTGCCACCGCGTAAACTGCCAGCGGTTTCCATTGTCATCTGAGTGGAGGTAGTAAAGTCAGAAAAGAACTTGAAGATCTTCTCGTTCTGTACTGGTATGTAGCTGGGGCCACAGTGGGACAATATTGCATTGTCCGTATCCCGTACTATAAAATTACTAGTCGGGGTCTGCATCAGCTCCATACCCTCATCCCCATGCTCGGGGGTTGTGATGGTATAACCAGGACGCTTGCTAACAGTCCAATCCAGCCCTGCTGCAATCATCATTTCTTGTGGCGTAAGGTTAGGTTCTACCTGGACACCTTCGCGGTGCCAAGGGATGTCCCCTGTCCAAGCCATTGTTTCTACTGCTGCAACCATAAGTTTCTCCTTTCTGTTTTTATGGTAAACGTATCATAGGGGTAATTAGCCCCTATTAAGTAGTATAACCGCCCAGTACGGCGAAAGTAAAGGAGCGGTTAAGACATTAAAACGTTGAAGATTTCTTGCCAATTAAAAGGACTTTTGGTGGTAAATGCGGCAGGGCTTTTCCAATTTAGTTCCTCTATCTCAGCAAGTGTTTTTGCGCTTCTACTTTCTACACTGATTCTAAAAATTTTGATTTCTTTTTCCTTCTTAGCTAAAACAAAACAATTGCCTCCAGCTAAGGCTCGGTTGAACAACCACGCTCGCTGCATGGGTCGTAGTCCGAGTTGATTGCCTTTAACCATCTTTAACTCTATCCATACCTCGGTTCCTTGGGAGCAGCCATTTAAATCTGGTATCCCTGAGGCTGTTATCCCGGATTCAATTCGCTGCCAATGTATTCCCTTGGGCGAGTGGTCTCTGATCAATCGCCAGAGACTACTTTCTTTTGGCACTGTTTTTACCTAAGTAGAGTGTAAAGGCTTTATTGTTCTTAGCTGTTTTTACTCCTCTCATAGCTAACCATTTTTGAAACTCTTGAGCCAACTCTTCCCCTTCGTAGTCTTCCTTTAAAGTTTCCCACGCCTGTCTAGCCAATACACAGCCTTGGTAATAATCGCCTCCTCCTACCGTGCATCTTAAAACAATCTGCGAGGTTCTTTGCCTCGTTATGCCGTGGGCATCTCCTATTTGTTGAAGCGTTTTGTCTGAAGTAGAGTAGAGTGCATATATCTGGTAGTAGAGTTCCTGTTGTCTATTGTAGTTTGTCTCAGATATACCTAGCAGTTTCATTTGATTTCTCCCCAGTTAGTTCCTAGTTTTGGATCCACGACTAATGGCACATTTAATTCTACGCACGTGGTCATTTTATTAATGATCATTTCCGTTTCCTTATCTCCTTGAACTGAGTAATCTAATTCATCGTGTATTTGAATATGGGGGACATAGCCTTCTTTCCATAGAGCTAACATAGCGAGTTTAGTCATATCCGCTGCTGACCCTTGGATTAATTTGTTTAAAGCTTTGTAGGTATAGGCCCGCTTAACAGAAGAGCCATACTTATCTCTGGCTTCTTCTTCAGACATAGGGGCATTTTGGGCTGCTTCGTCCCAATTAGTGGATTCCCACTGATCGAATCTACAGTATCTTCCCCCTAGCGTAGTAAGGTAGCCTCGTTCGTTTGCTATCCGTGCACATTGGCTCTGTAGAGCACGGACAAACGGCACTCGGTCATGGTATTTAGTTAGTAGAGTAGTCGCTTCTTTGGCTTCACATCCTAATTCTTTAATTAACTTATCTTTCCCCATCCCGTAGGTTAATCCCAAGTTAATATTCTTAGCATGCTTCCTAGAAATCCCAGCCATGTCAGCTACAACTTGGTGAAAATCCGCTCCCTCTTCTGAGTAGGCTTTTACAGCCTCTTCTGAACCTCGTAGAGCAAGTTCCGCAGCGTAATGAACCGTTAGCCTCGGTTCCTGTTGAGAGTAATCGAACACCCCCCACTGCGCTCCTTCTTCGGGGATAAAACAGGATCGAATAAGCTTTCCTATTTCGGGATCTTTTGCTGGAACTTGTTGTAGATTAGGATTGGAATAGCTAAATCTTCCGGTGACCGTTCCCCCTTCATCGCTTCTAAGGGGATGAGCTTCCGCGTGAATTCTTCCGTTCACTAGGTGTCCTGATATCATTTTTTCAACAAACGTAGTTCTGGCCTTGTTGAGTTTGCGCAGCCTGACAATAGCCTGTGGTAATTCGTGTTCATGGGCCTCTAGCCACGGGGCTTGGAAACTTGCCATCCCTTTCTCAGTTTTGGGATACCATAGAGCGTTGTCTTTAAATACTCTTTCAATCGAAGCGTTAGACCATATTTCTATCGCGGTTCCGAATTTACGTTTGCATTCAACATAGAGCTGCTGCTCCTGCTTAGATAAGAGTTCGCTGATTTCTTCAACTCGATTAGTATCTATTCTTACTCCTCTCCACCGCATTTCAATAAGTAGAGGGATTAAGTCACACTCCATTTGGAAAACTTGTTGTAGTCCTTCTTCTTGGATTAAGGAACTAAATTTATCCCACAACTTTAAAGTTAGGGCTGCGTCTTGCTCAGCATAAGGCCCAACATACTTTGCGGGTAATTGGTAGAGTCCTGACTTTTTATTGATCCCCCATGCATGGGCTGCGGTTTCCAGTAGCGTTTCATCTTTAATTTCGTCGCAGTAATCTTTGCCAAGGTTATTTAGAGAGTATGACCTGCGGTGTTCATCAAGCAACGGGGCAGCAAACATGGTGTCGTATATCTTAGTTTTAACTTCTATGCCTTCTCGCTTTAACCAGCCTACGTCATAGAGTGCGTTATGAAAAACTAGTGAACCCGTGTGGTTGTTTAAAGTTTTCTTCATCCACCGTAGGACGACTTCATCATCTAGATTCCCGCCTCCTTCGTGTCTAATCGGAAGGTAGCCTGACCATGATTTAGAGGCTATTGCTATGCCGACCACGTGGCCATCGTTGGTAGCCCATCCCGGCCCTCTTTCCAGTAGGGAAGGATCTTTTGTTTCAAGGTCAATGGCTAAAGTCTCTTTGGGATCAAAGGTAGGTAGGATCTCTGGGGTACACCAATCACTTTCCGGTTGTAGCAGGGGTATTTGTCTAATCATCTTTTTTCCATTCTAGGGCTTCTATTTCAGAGTCACCATAGCGAACAAAATGTTCAACTAAGAGTAGGTATCGGCGCAAGTCTCCAATGTCATCGAGTAGCCCCTCTTCTCCCTTGTATTTTTTAGAGGCTTCAAAAACGTCCCAATTAACTGTTTTAGATTGTTGTTCAATGCGGTCGAATTTTCTAGCGAGCATCATAAAGGCTCCTGTGCCACCTCGTCTTCTCCAAGAGTCCCCATAAGATTTCTCAGCTTTAACTAATTTTTCTAAGTCGAGCTGAGCAAGATCCCGCATTTGTTCCCATTTTTTATTTAAGTTCATAGGCTGTTTGTCTTTTAGTGATCCAGTTTCTACAGGCGATTTCCCAATCTTCTGCTTTAATTTTTCCAAGGTGTTCTTTAGCTTCAACATAGTCTCGTCTCTTATGTGCTCTGAAAGCATTTACCATAGGCTCTAGTACGTTTGGGAAAAAAGAATTGTCCCAAAAATAACCGTCCCATTCATGTAGACGTGGGGTGAAAATAAACCGCTTGCACTCCGCTATGAAAGTAGAGGCATTGTCCACTAACGGGTAAGTGTTAGGGTATTTAGGCATAAGTGAAATCCCAGTGAACATAGGACTAATTGGTAGCTCTATGTTTTTTAACTTTTTCCATTGCTTATTCTCATAGATGTGTAAGCTATCGCTCATTTGGGTATAGGTTCCAATAGAAACATTAAGAGCTGCTGCTACATACTCTTGTAGAACTGACATATGAACAGCATTAGCTCCATACGCTCCCCACAGCATATCGTTAGAGCGATTACAAACTGTCATGTTCAAATTGCCCTCTCGGATCTTGAAGTAGATATTAGTATTACAAGGAATATCGGTGCTCGGGCTGTTTAAGTCACAACTGGGATCCCACATCTGTAGCACTGCTCGGCGGCTTTCGGGGTCAGCTTCTAATACATTAATGTTCCACTGTATTTGATCTAAGTCAAACTGCTTAAACCAACGAAAACCATAGGCTCCGTTTAGGGTTTCCCCATCATCAGAGAAGTCAATCATTCCCGAATTAAATTCAATAATAGGGTCTAAGCTTTTGGATCCCGTAAGCATCCAAATGGCTTCTACTAAATGAAAGAAAGGATTTGCGTCTCTATCCTTATCAAAAAGGACTCTTTCCCAAGGTCGGTTGTATATGGTGGAGACAGCTTCTTTAGCCTCTAAAGTTATTCCATTTCTACTTTTTTGACGGCGATAGTTTACTGGTACTTGAAAAAGATCCAACCCCCTATAAAATGCATCGTTGACATTTTCTGCTCTAATAACCCTCATAAATACTACCAATCCTCTCTGTGATAATGTAATCGATTTGAAATTTAGGTAGACCTGTTTTCTTGCTAACGTGGTCTAATGCATTTGCGTACGAACTTGAGATATTTCGATTGTTCCAAGAAAATTCTAGAAACCTGGAATAATGATTCATTACTTCCATGATCGTTTGTTCAGGGATATCTAAGCAAGCTTGTTTAAGCTTTCCCATGTTTCTTTCTCCATTCTTTATAGTTATAGATACTTCTGGTTCGTCCCTCTTTATTAAAGATTCTTGAGTATTTATCAAACTCACATAGCCCCCCTTCTACTTCTCGCATCTCAAAAGGTCGATCAAATTTAGAAAAGTCTAATTGGTCTTGGCAGATAGAGTAGAGCTGTTGCATTTCTTCGTTCCAGTTGTGGGATCTTCTACAGAATCCAAGCTCTCGGCCCGTGAGTCTATTTAATCCTCGCATGGCTCCTGGCCCAGCGTTTCCCCAGGTCAAGATATCGTCGGCATCTTCTAAAAGATAGGTGTGTCGCAAGTCAGTTACTAACTCATAAGAAACAAAAGGCCCAATGTAGGGGTATCTAAGGAGATACTTCCAAGCTTCTTGGAGTGTGTTTATTTTTTCCAGTTCTGTTGCTAAGTTTTCTCGGTCGTCCCATATATGAGAAACACATTCCGCTACTCCGGTTGCTTTGTCCATTCTATTAGGACTCTTAACAATGTAAGCTCCGGTTATCCATTTAGGCTGCTTCTTAATTTCTTCTATGGCTTTTTTCCTGTTCCATTGAATATGTAATCTGTGCTTTAATAGAGTCTCTCCGGTCTCTATTAAATTAAAGAATCTAAAAGCTACGGTAGCCATTACTACTTCTTCATAGTTTCTTAGAGGTTCTCTGATGTTTTCTCTAAACCAACGAGTTGTCCTATCGTCTTCTCTAAAAACTTGGCAAAACTTAAACTCTTGCAAAATGGGATCATCAGTCCAAGGGGGATCTAGTTTTAATTCTTCTTTCTTGTGTCTAATTTTTTCTCGTTCTTGTATCCAGTACAGATAGGTATCAATTCGGTTGGGCAGGAATAGCATACTTACTTCTCAGTTGTCTTATGGGTAGTATTAACGTGGCGTAACAGCCTTCGCAGCATCGTCCTAACGAGTCTGGTAATATAGGTTCTGGACTTCGCCCATCATAAAGTTTAGCGATTTTATCTTCGCAAATTAAACAAAAGCCTTTTTGGGGTTTAGCAAGTTTCATACTTCGATGTGTCTGACAATAGGCTCAACATGGTAAAAGCAGAGTGTGCCGTTGTTATTTATTTGCACTTCTAATAAGTCCCCATCTTTCCATTCATGGATATAGAAATCATTACTCATGACTATACGTTTATCAAACACCCCGTTATCGTCGCTTCTTGTTTCCACAGTCGCGTGAAATGTAGCCATTATTTATATCTCCAGATTCGGATATGACTAATTTTGTTGTTTTCGTCTTTGATGGCTCTCAAGACCAGATCTCTCTCTTGCTTTCTCATCCTGTATCTAATCGCTGCTGCCTGTTTGTGGTTTTTGACACACATAGAATCTCCAACCTTCATGTCGTCAGTAAAATCCCATGTAGAGCTTTTTGCACTTTTTGGTAAAGGCATATTGTCAGTGATTTCATAGAGTGTTTCTCCCGTTGTAGCCTTCTTTTGTTCTAACGTAGTAGGTTTTTTCCTAATTTTCCACATAGCTTTTTCCTTATAATGTTAATTATTCGGTTCTCCAGATTCTATATCGGACACCTGTAGGTGTTTTGATTTGTCTCTGTCGGGAATTCTCCCCTCTCGCGTAAAACATCTGTCTAAAAGCATTCACAGTTTGCACATTTGGAACCTCAACGCTATCTCCAACTTCCATCTGCTTAACCAGCTTCCCTATCTCGCTGTGAGGGCCACCTCTTGCGGGAGGAATTTTTATATTTTTTTCAATCTTCACAATGCTTTCCTTTTAGTTTTAGGGTTTTCTTAAAATCCAAGCACAGTTATTAGAGACTTCAGGGTAAAATACCGCAGCTACCATTCTTAAAAATTGTCGTCCATAGCGAGCTTCTAATAACTCAAATTGAGGGGTACTCCAACCAAACGTATTCTTTCTAATCTCTTTGCGTAGTTTAGGCATCTGAATAAATGTGCCTACTACTGATTGTAATTCCCAACGGCTAGTTAGTTCTGTTTCAAGTTCTCGAAACCCCCACTCGTAAATATGGTCTTCGGGTAACTTATCGTTGGAGCCGTCGTGATTAGGGGTGGATATGTAGATTAGTCCATTGGGTTTAAGTATTCGATCCAATTCATCTAGCCAAGGAGGAACAAACTCAGGCTTCATATGTTCTATAACTTCGGTAGACCAACAGAAGTCTTTCGAATTATCTTCTTCATCTAGTTTAGGGTTAACAGTTAAATCTTGAACCGTTATTCGCGCATTAAAATTCTTTAGCCATACCGAGTCGTTAATGTCCCCACCGCTATTAGACCACCAAGGTAGTTCTTGGGTAACTGCGGGGTCTATGTCTAGACCATGGTAGCTAGAGATGATTTTTGATTTCTGAACCGTATACGCTTTGTACAGGTTGCGAAGTACCCACAGTTCACCGCAGCCTATTTCTAGGGTATCAATAGGTCGTTCTAATAATTTAGCTTCTTCTATGCACAAAGAAGATATTTTATCGAACCTACTAATATGGGTGAGCTCATCAGGTCGCCAGTTTCCTAGAACCCCAGCACTAGCAATATTCATTCTAGTGTTTTTACTATCGTTTTCATTAATGGCTAATTTCTTTCTAATAGACGCCATACCTTTCTCCTTTACTAACTAATATTTTACTTTAAGAATATTCCCAAAGTAAAGTACTTTATAATGACCCTACTACAACGGGAAACACTTTTGTGATTTAGGTTCAATTAAAAACAAATTTTGTTTCGCTCTCGTTAGGCCCACATAAAAAACCCTTGCTTCATCTTCAGGGTTATCTTTATAAGAGTTGTATATTCTTGTAGATAAATCTGTCAATAAAATCACGTTAGTTGCTTCGGTTCCTTTCGCGGCATGAATAGTTGAAAGCCGTATTCTGGGTTCCTTAGTTATTTTTTCACCTCTTCTCAGCATAGCTCTGATGTAACTTATCTCTTTGACGGATAGACCATTAAAGCAATCATGCCAATACTCATTTTTTAGTTGGGGGCAATCCTTTAAAGCCTCCTCAAGAGTTATTAACCTATCAAACTCGGAATTCTGCAGGGACTTAGGTACGTGTACCCGCATATAATTTAAGACATTGGTAAACTCTGTCATCAAGAGAGAGCTACCTGTTCTAAAGTTTTCCCAATCTTTAACTGCTTTGATTTTTTTCTCAGAAATGCTAGGCCAATTCTTCTTTTTAAAGAACCAACCTTCAGACCGACAGTGTTCTTCGACTCCCTCTAACAAATAATTAGTCCTCGCTAAAACTAACCAATCACTTTCGGACATATTGATATGCTCATAGGAAGACTCCCATTGAACCATGCCAACTTCTTTCCTTGGGTTCCAGTTTTTCCTAATGCGAGAGCTAACTTGGTCAATACATTTTGTAGCTATCTCATGTACTAGGGAGGGGATGCGAAAGGATTGTTTTAAAATTAAAGCAGTAGTCGAGTTCTTTATTAAATAATCAACATCGGCCCCTGCCCATCTGTAGATTGCTTGGTCATCATCTCCAGCAATATAAATACGGTCGGCTTTTTCACATAGTTTACGAACAACGGCCCATTGCAAAGGGGATAAGTCTTGGGCTTCATCTACAAACATAACATCTAGGGTTGGAGCTGTTCCTTGTTTTAAAAACGTCTCTAACATATCAGTGTAGTCTAGCAGCAGCCTATTTTTCTTGAACAAATTTAACCCTCTGGCAAACCGTTCTAATTCAAACCAGCCAACTGGGGTATCAACTTCTTGCCACTGTTGCTCTAGCGAAACTTGTCTTATGCGAGAGAGGTTCTCAATGAATAGTAATTGATCGTCTTTAGACACACTGGTTATGTGTCCGTCGTCTTTATTAACGGATCCAGATAAATGTAAATTGAGCTTTTCATTCAAGTCTAAAAAATCTGAGTGACTTAAAACGCTGTCCTTAGATAAACCTAACTGTAAAAAGCAAAGTGAGTGTAGGGTTCTGAAGTAAGGCAATTGTTTCTGGCTTATTTCAAATCGTTCTAAGGCTCGAGTCTTACCTTCTTTTACAGCTTGCTTAGTGAAAGTAAAAAACCCTATTCTTTCTGGTTCGGTTCCTTTCTCCAGTTCTTTTTCAAGTAAGCCGAGTAGAGTGCTGGTCTTCCCCGTTCCCGGTGGCCCGAGAATAATCTGTGCACGGGAGGGGAGACTCATATAGGATTGTCCCTAAAATTAGGAAGGTTATGAGACTCTAGTTGTGTTTCAAATTCTGGGATATGCCATACATTAATCCCTTTCCCTTTAACATTAAAGAAGTGAGCTTTACCATCTAGTCCTCTTAATCTTGCAGTGAGCTTACT